GTAACCCCTCTGCGAACCTACTAAGCACTGCTCCTTCAGACGGTGGTGTTGTACCTGTAGTTCGCTACGATATTATCAGCGCAGAGCTTTACAAAGCCAAAATCAGTTATCCTGAAGAGTTTAACAGCAGTCCTTCTTTGAATGACGTTGTAAACTGGACAGGTAGTGTAACGGTAAGCCAAACTTCTGACGAAGCTATGGCATCTTTTGAAACTAATAAAGTAGAGTATAATAATACTACTGAGTATGATTTAGATGTACAAGGCAGCGTTTGGTTTGAAGTCACTTCAACAGCAGACTATGGTTATGATAAATCTTTCCCAGGTGGAGAGTATCAAGCAACCGTAACTGCGGAGTGTATTGCACTGTAATGCGATTCTGGGTTGTATTACTTGGTGTGTTAACTCATGGCCTCGTCTGGGGTCATGAGTTTACACCCACTTATCCTGAGCTAGAAACTTCTTATATGCCAGGTGTTCTAAAAGCAGAAATGCATCTTTTCAATAGTCGAAAGGACATCAACTATTATCAGGTTTCAGTCTATGACGAAAACTGGAAACCTGTCAAATTTGCTACGGAAAGCAAAATTATTCAAATGGATTATCTAGATCATAAAGATATAGAGGTCTATGTTAGAAAGCAAGATGAGGAGAAAGCACACTACATCTGCACTAAATCAAAAATTCTTAAAGGACAAATCGCACCTACACTACTCGCATCAAGGATTTGTTCAAAAATTAAATAAGAGGCAAGCGTGAAAAAACTAGTTTTATTGGCACTCGCATTGAGTCATGTGGCGTGGGGACAAGGATCACTGAATCTGAACATACCTCAATCGTCTCAAACTCATGCACAAGATAAAATTAGAGCAGGTAACGTTGATTGTCAGAATGCGATAGGTTCTTCTACTAATTTGGAGTTTGGAGTAGTTGGTATTATTGAACAAGGTGATCAACCATATAGTACTCAAATTCAGGATGTACAAGATCAAGAATATCGAGACGTAGGAGTATACGCTCGCATAAATATTCCTATCGGTGGCCCGAGAGAACGCATCAACTGTAACACGCTGTATCAGTTGGAGCTAACGAAGAAACGTCTAGAAGTAGAGAAGCTACAACGTGAGGTTATGCAATTACGTGCACTTCAATTCACAGACGATGTTGAGGAAAAATAAAAATGGCAGAAGTAGAAATTGCAGGGATGACATTTAAAGGTGGAAAGATGGCGATAATATTGACAGCCCTCTCTACGCTAGGTGGTGCTAGCTGGGCTGGCTTCGAGTTTTACAAAGATTACATGGATATGAAAGAAATTGTACAAAATATTGATGTAGACGCTATTGAAGCAAGAAACACCCAAATAGTGCAGAAACTAGATGATGCGATTGAATATACACGAGACATCAAGTCCGGACTACGAGATGATATTCTAAGTATCGAAAAACAAGCAGATCGTGTAGAAGACAAAGCTCGTAATATGGAAGAAAAAGTACGAGATATGATTGACAAAGCAAGTGAGCGATTTGAAACAAGACCAGATTCCTTAATCAAGGATAACAATCGAGAGCTAAAAGATCTAGAAAAACGACTAACAGATAAGATCCAAAAAGCCCTTGATAATCCACTTGCAGACTAGACCTGAGAAAAATATCTCTTGACAATATAACCCTAAGTTAGTATAATACGAGACATGGCAAAAGAACTCACTACAATCTCTCCAGAGGGACTGGAAATAGCAAATAGTTATTTACAGTTTGGCAATATTCGCGGTGTTTGCGACTACTTGCAAGTACCTGAACAAGACGTAGTGGAAGTCCTTAATAAGCGCGAAGTAAAAAAGTATATCGATACTGTTTATCTAGACATGGGCTATCGCAATAAAAATAATATTGCTACTGTACTAGATGAAATGATTGCGTCAAAGCTAGATGAAGCCCAGGAATCAGGAATGTATTCTAGTAAAGATTTGGCAGACTTATTACAAATGGCTCATAAGATGCGTATGGATGAAATCAAAGCCCAAGCAGACTTAGAAAAAGCCCAAAGCAGCAACATAAAGAACCAAACAAACGTGCAGATTAATGAAGCTGTCCCGTTTGGGCAGGGAAATTATGGTAAGCTGATGGAGAAACTTCTCAAAGATGGAAACGAATGATAAAGTAACAGATCTTGAAAAGGGTCTCTTTGCTCACGAAGTAATGTGTGAAGAACGTTGGAAGACTTGCTTTCAGCGTCTTAATGATGTTGAAACATCTCTCAATAGAATCGAAACTAGAATGACTCACATGGGTGGGACTGTTATTATATTTCTAGCAGGCGTAATCGTAACACTGATTACTCAATTGGGATAATACTATGAGTGTATTTTTAAAAAGAGGAACTTGGTGGGGTCGTAAAGACAGTGGCCAAACTAAACGTTTTAAAACAGAAGCAGAAGCTTATGAGTTTACTGGAGAAAAACCTCCTAAAGCCGAAAAGCCAAAGAAAGTAGTTAAACCTATTTTGGGAGTAAAAAATGCCTCGAAAGAAAAAGACAGCCCGAAAGTCAGCAAAGAAAAAGCCGATACCTACGAACAAGAGACTATACTCTTCGGTAAAAGCTATGGTAAAAAGAAAATTTAAGGTATATCCTTCAGCTTATGCAAATGCGTTTTTAGTTAAAGAATACAAACGCAGGGGCGGTAAATACCGTATGGGGAGAAAGTGATGCACTGTGCAGGAAAATCTAAAAAACGAAAAAAGAAAAAAGGCGGTAAAAAACGTAGGGGGTACTAATGAGGTACAAGACTAAAAAAGCGGCAAGAGCCGCAGCAAGACGTCTTGGCCTAAAAGGAATCCACTCACATGGTAGAGGCAAGAACAAAATCTACATGGCTGGCAGTACTCATAAAGCGTATGAGAATGCCAAAAAACGTAGGAGAAAGTAATGGCTAGAAAACCTAGAGGAGGCCTTACTAAATGGTTCAAAGAAAAGTGGGTAGATATATCTAGACCTAAAAAGGGTGGTGGCTTTGAGAAGTGTGGAAGAAAAAAAGCTCGCAGTAAATCTTACCCAAAATGCGTACCGGCATCCAAAGCGGCACGTATGACCCCAGCACAGAGAAGATCTGCTATTAGTAGGAAAAGAAAGGCAGGCAATCCAGGGGGCAAGCCACGAATGGTAAGTACATTTGTGAAAAGGAAACGAAAAAATGCCCGCAAAAAGAAAAGGTAGAGGACGTAAGAAAGACTCTCGTCTTGCAAGAGCAAGAGTAAAAGGTTATAATAAGCCTCGTCGTACTCCCAACCATCCGAAGAAGTCACATATAGTCGTGGCAAAAGTTGGTAATAAAATTAAAACTATTCGTTTCGGTCAGCAGGGAGCTAAAACGGCAGGGAAGCCGAAGGCCGGAGAGTCGGAAAGAATGAAAAAGAAACGCGCATCTTTCAAAGCAAGACATAGAAAGAATATCGCAAAGGGTAAGATGTCAGCAGCTTACTGGGCGGATAAAGTAAAATGGTAGAAGAAACTAAATTTCATCCTGCAGATACTAACGGAGATGGTAAAGTTAGTGAAGCAGAAGAGGCAATGTACTTAGAAGCAAAACGTAAAGAATTAGAAGATGCAGATGCTATGAGAGATGCACAACGCAACATGGCATGGTTTGCACTAGGAGGTATGTTACTATATCCCTTTGCTGTAGTAGTGGCAGAATTATTAGGGTTAAGTAACGCATCAGAAACTTTAGGCGATATGGCTCCTACCTACTTTGTATCGGTAGCAGCAATCGTAGCCGCATTTTACGGCAAAGAAGCACTACAGAGTAAAAAATAAATGGAAACTATACTTGATTTAGCAATAACTTTTTGGCAGTGGACTATAGTGATCGCAGTGATCGCAATTAGCTACATAATTAATAAACTAGATAAACCAGATCTAAAGCGTATTAATTTTGAGTACACTACGATGCCCAAAATGCAACCGCTACCAATCAAGACAGCAAGTAAAGGTTTCTGGGGAGCTATTTGGATGTGGCTTACAGGTGTACGTCAGTGGGTAATTACAGAAGACTTCCATTATTGGATTGACGGACAAGCTTATAAAATTCCTGCAGGCTTTCAGTTTGACGGCGCATCAGTTCCCAAGTTTCTTGCGACCTTCCTGTCGCCTGTAGGAGTTCTGTTGATGGGTGGCTTGGTACACGATTATGGTTATAAGTATGCCACTCTTATGAAAAAAGACGGTAGCAACATTGGTCCTCGTGACCAAAAATATATGGATGGTCTCTTTCGAGACATCTGTATTGAAGTGAACGGCTTCTATGCACTTAACTACTTAGCATATTGGGCACTGCGCCTGGCAGGTTTTGTAGCATGGAACGGACACAAAAAGAGAGGTACTCATGTCGTATCTAAGTAAATTACTCAAACAGCGTACATCCTGGGATGGGATAGTACTCATTGGCATTTGTGGATCAGTCATATTATTAGGTGGTTTAGCAAAACTACTAGCATGGGTTGGTCTTGGTTATGGAATTTGGACACTACTAAAAGACGAATAATATGGCAGTTGAAATAAGTCGGAGGGATATTCCCTCCGATGAAATAGCAGAATACAGATCTGAGACAAGGTTTCTAAAATTACCAGTCGATCCTTATTTGGATTTACTGAACATCACACCGTTGCCTTCGCAGATAGCAATTATCAATGCGATTAACAACCCTAAATATCGTTTTGTCTCAGCAGCCGTTTCTCGACGACAAGGCAAAACGTACATCGCCAATATCATTGGACAGCTCGTGTCTTTGGTACCTGGCTCCAACATTTTAATCATGTCTCCCAACTATTCCTTGTCTCAGATCTCTTTTGATTTGCAGAGAAACTTGATTAAACACTTTGATTTAGAAGTTACAAAAGATAACGCAAAAGACAAAGTTATTGAAATATCAAACGGTTCCACAGTAAGAATGGGTTCTATCAATCAGGTAGACTCTTGTGTGGGCCGATCTTACGATTTAATTATATTTGACGAAGCGGCACTAGCCGACGGAAAGGATGCCTTTAATGTTGCACTGCGCCCTACACTTGATAAAGATAATTCTAAAGCCATATTTATTTCTACTCCCCGTGGGCGTAATAACTGGTTTTCTGAGTTTTTCTATAGAGGGTTCTCCGACGAGTTCCCTGAATGGTGTAGTATCCGTGCAACTTATAAAGATAACCCGAGAATGAGTGAAACAGACATCGCAGAGGCACGTAAGTCGATGTCAGAAGCGGAGTTTAGACAAGAATATGAAGCAGATTTCAACACATACGAAGGACAAATCTGGAAATTTAACTTTGAAGAACAAGTTAAAGACTTCTCTGAGCTTGATACTAGTAAGATGGATGTCTTCGCGGGGTTGGATGTCGGTTACAAAGACCCGACAGCCATGTGTGTTATTGCGTACGATTGGGATAAAGAACAATACTATTTGGTGGACGAATACTTCAATTCTGAAAGAACTACTGAACAGCACGCTGCCGAGATACAATCGCTCATTGATCGCTGGGATATTGATTACATTTATATTGACAGCGCAGCTCAACAAACAAGGTTTGATCTCGCGCAGAACTACGATATTTCCACCATCAACGCGAAAAAGTCCGTTCTTGACGGAATTGGACATGTGTCAGGGATTATCGACAACAACCTTCTCTTTGTTGATCAAGAAGCAAAAGAATCATTGAGCTGTCTTGATGCGTATCAGTGGGATCCAAACCCAAATCTTATGAAAGAAAAACCAAAACACAACATGGCATCTCACATGGCCGATGCGCTACGCTATGGTTTATATTCGTTTCAAATCTCAAACATTTCCTTCTAGCGACACCAATTCAAAAATAATGTTTGACAAGTTAGCTTAAACTCGCTATAATTCTTTAGATAAAAAATAAGGAACCAAAGGAAAATGCCTAAGTTAAAACGTGATTATGTAAAGTATGTCCGAGACAAGGCAAAGTCTAAGTATGAGAAGGGTTCCTCTTGCAGAATTTGCGGTGCAACAGAGCAGTTAGATTTTCACCATTTTTACAGTCTAACACCTTTGTTGAACAAGTGGTTGAAAGACAACAATCACAATCCCGAGTATATACAAGCACTCCGGGAAGATTTTATAGAAGAACATCATGCTGAGCTATATGACCACACAGTTACTTTGTGTCACAAGCATCACTTAAAACTTCACTCAATTTATGGTAAAGATCCTGCGCTAACAACAGCAAAAAAGCAAATGCGCTGGGTAGAGATTCAAAGAGAAAAACATGGCTTGGTATAACAATTTATTCGGTAGAAAACCCGTAAAAACTGAGGAAGAAAAATTAAATCCTTCTCAGCGTTACTACGACCATCAAATTGAACCTACTAGAGAAAAATATCAAAGTTATGAAGCAGCCTATGAAGATTTAGAAATAGTAAATCGCGGAGTAAACTTAATAGTAGATGATGCAGCAGCTATACCAACTACTGTAAATCCTCCTCTTGCAGGCTATAAAGGCGTTACTAAGGGTATAAAAAGAAGTCGCGTAGAGCTTCTACTAAATAAAGAGCCAAACCCTTTTCAAGATATTAGTACATTTCGTAGAAACTTAATTACAGATTTTTTACTAGATGGAAATATTTTTATATACTTTGATGGAGTGCATTTATATCATCTACCTGCAAATAAAATGTATATCCACACAAGTAAAGATACTTATATTGAGAAGTTTACTTTTAATGAAAAAGTAGATTATAGTCCTGAAGAAATTATACATATTAAAGATAACTCTTTTTATTCTATTTATAGAGGAATATCTCGTTTGAAGCCTGCGCTTCGTACAATGGTTCTCATGAAAAATATGAGAGAGTTTCAAGATAATTTTTTCAAAAATGGAGCAATACCGGGCTTGGTACTTAAGTCTCCAAATACTCTTTCAGAAAAAATTAAAGAACGTATGATGGTCTCCTGGCAGGCTAGATATAATCCAACAGCCGGAGGTAGACGCCCTCTAATATTGGACGGCGGTATAGAAGTAGATAAACTCTCAAATACAAGTTTTAGGGATTTAGACTTTCAAGAAGCAATCGCAGAGAATGAAAAAATTATACTAAAAGCGTTAGGTATTCCACCTATATTATTAGACTCTGGAAATAACGCAAACATTCGTCCAAATATGAGAATGTACTATCTTGAAACAATTATTCCGATTGTACGAAAATTGAATCACGGATTAGAAAGATACTTTGGTTTTAGTATATCAGAAGATATTAGCGATATTCCTGCATTACAGCCAGAGCTAAGAGATGCAGCAGCATATTACACTTCTCTTGTAAACGGTGGTATTATAACGCCCGCAGAGGCTAGAGAAAGATTAGGCTTCGACACAATAGAAGGCACTGAAGAAATACGCGTCCCTGCAAATATAGCAGGATCAGCAGCAAATCCTGCAGAAGGTGGACGTCCAACAGAGGAAGCAGAGGATTGAGAAAAGATAGATTAAGAAAAGTAACACTAGAACAAATTGCAATGAGAATGCTGGAAGAAGGAAAACCTTTAACAGCACATGAATATAAAAGTTTAGGTAGTGCACCGATAAGATATTCAACAGCAATTAGAATTTTTGGCAGATGGGAAAGAGTATTATCGTATATTGAAAGTTCCTTGCCAAAAGTGTGGGAAGAGTTAACAAACCCACCAAAGCCCGTAGAACCAAAGGTAGAAGTAACTACTAAACCAGCAATGGCAAAAGTAATCAAGCCAAAACCTGGAGTAAGAAAAGTAGTACAACCTAAAGTCTCGGTTAAAAAGGAAATAGAAGATGAATAAAATCTTTAATTTAACGTCTACTTTCAAATCTCACGAAGTCGAAGATGGCTCTGTGATGATTCGTGGTATGGCAAGCACAGCAGATTTTGATCGCGCGGGTGATTCCATTTCAGCTGAAGCTTGGACGAAGGGTGGACTAAATAATTTCGAGAAAAATCCAATTATCTTGTTTAATCATGACTATGATAAACCTATTGGTCGAGCCACTGGATTGAAAGCCGGTCCTGATGGTTTGGAGCTTGAAGCAAAAATTAGTAAGGCTGCGCCTGCAAACGTAGCGCAACTTGTTAAAGACGGCGTACTTGGAGCCTTTTCCGTTGGTTTCCGGGTCAAGGACGCTGATTATTTAGAGGAAACTGACGGACTAAAGATTAAGGACGCTGAGCTGTTTGAGGTATCTGTTGTATCGGTACCATGCAATCAATCAGCTACTTTTTCGCTCGCGAAATCATTTGACTCGATGGATGAGTACAATGAATTCAAAAAAACTTTCACAAATCGTGTAGATCTAGCCGGTCAGTCTCTGGCTAAGGA